TTCTTTTATCGTATGATAAACAAGCTTTTGCCTTTCAAATCCAGGAGGCATCTTTAGTATGTTCTCGGCAAGTTTAGGTGATCTTTCGGCAAATTTCTCTGCATGTTCAAGAATTTGATGAAAATCTGGGTGGTTTTCAAGGAAAAGTTCTTGCTTAAGTTCCTCTTTAGCTAACTCCTTAGCTTGTGTCATAGCTTTCTGTATGTCTGATTGGGTGCTTTGACCAAATTTATTCATCGCTTTATTAAGCTTTTTATGGTCTACATATGGTTCTGACTCGTCTTCCTCAGGTTCTTCAACTTGCTTAACTGTTGCTTCCTGTGCTCTTCTCTCAGCTTCTTCTCTTTTAGCTCGTTCATATGCCAATTCTTGTTGAAATTTTGCTTCAAGCTTTCTAAAATTAAGTTCTTTATCATTTGCTTGTGTCTGGGTTTGAGTATCTTGAGAAACTTCTGACATAAATATTTATCCTTATTAGGGGTTTTGTCTATATTGAACTTAAAATTATGATTTTAGGCAAGAATGATAAAAATAAATCCACTAGATGCACATGACAGGCTGAATTATTTCAAGAAACAAGATTTTTCTATTTCTGAATGTTGCCAAGACATGTTGAATAAAAGACCTTTCGGAAAATATCCTTTTTATATTTGGGTACATTCTCGAACAGATGAAGACGGTTTTACAAAAAGATTGATATGGCAACCACGCTTAACAAAGCCTATGTCTCAAACGAATTCTATGCTTTTTAAAGCTTATCCGGGAACGGACTTGATTAAGATCTTATGGATGATTCCTCCTCGTGAGATGTGGAATTCTTATAAGAAAGGACAGTTGACAGAAGATAGTATAGTCACGAAAAGTATTCTTGATTTTGACAATAACCGTGAATTTCTTGACAGAAGTGAGGAAGATGATCTTTCAGAAGAAATGATACATGCGATATATGTAGAACTAGCATCGGAAGCTAAAAACAAAAAAATGATGGATAAGTTATGGATACCCCGGAACCCTATGATCTAGACTTTCTCATCGATCATCTAGAAAAGATTTATCGAAATGAAGAATGTCATTTAAATTATGCAAAAGCTTTTTATACCTTGGCTTTGAAGATAAAAGAAATTAAGCAAGCGATCGAGGAGGCTTCTTAAGTTTTTCAGGTGTAACATCCATCATTCCCATTGAATCTTCTCTCATACGACCAAACTTTTGCCTAATGCCAGTCCCATAATAATCGCCCATGCCTATTTTAGTTTTAGGAGTATGTGCATTCATAGGCGTTTTAACTTTAGTATTCTTCATCCTAAATCATCATCTTGCGTGGTATTTCTGCGAGTATTAGGTAGACATGGAACTTCTTGTTTAGCGGGTCCTGTGTGACCTACTGGATTACGTCTCCCAACACCAAAATGCGCACCGGCATTAATAAAAACACTTGATCTTTGATCATATTGAGGGCATGAAAAGTCCCATGGAGATTCTATACTATCTCTAGGAAAATCTTTAGGGTTTTGATCTTCGATCTTAATCGGATCAGCAAAACCCGATTTTGTGTTAACTCTAGATGATCTATTAGAATCTTTAGCAGTGCTCTTATATGACTGGACGGTTTTTGTATTCTTCATAATAATCCTTTTAAAAAAGTACATGGTTGGAATCTAACCAACTCAGGGGGTTTCGTTTATTTATCCCTTCCAGAGCCTTGGCACAGGCGCGGTCCACCATTAACCTACATGTACTTAAACTAATTCCGATATCCAGGCTGCTTCATAGGTAATGACTTAGCTTTTTTTACCTGTTCAACTTGAGTGGCGCGAATCGCTTCAGTTGTATCCTCATACTTCATCAATGAACCAGCACCTTCTGCACTAGATTCATCTTTGGTTTTATGTGGACCATCTGGAAAAACTGAATCTTTACTCTTTGATCCAGCCCAAAAAGAATGATCATCAATTCTTTGGCCACCTGATTTAAAACTACCTCTAGAACTATCATCATGCTGCTTCATTTTCTCTCCTTAAATCTTTCGATTTGTTTAATTTATTTATACCATTAAGCAATATTTTGTTGTTGATTTTCTTGTTGTTGGCCTTGTTGTCCCATTTCTCCAGGAGAAGGAGGACTTAACCCCATTATTTTTTCATAGAATTGTTTGGATGCTTCACTTCTTTCCACTCCTGCTCTAGTATCTTTCTCTAACTCTTCTTCGTCAAACTTAATTGATTCGAGTTGATTGGACTTTAGAAACGTTTCTACTTCGCCAAACTTCTGGATTGTTGTTAATAACTGTTCTAAAGCAGCCATCTTTTCTTTTGCTGCTAAAGCATGGTTTTTAGAAATCATGCTGACACGCTCTTCGAATAATCCAACGTTGCTTTCTGCACGAGCATCTCGTTCACGTGCCATAGAAAGTTGATTGTGAATCTTGGCGATAAGTTCTTTCATTTTCATTTCTTCAAATGTATGCTTGATGTTCTGCTCTTCTGATTGAACCGCTTGCATTTGTTGTTCTTGCTGTTGTAAGAACTCCATGATCTCAGCTTTACCTTGAAGATTCATATCTTTGATGATCATACTAGGTGGAATTACCTCACGACCAAACTTCTCATTGATTTCCAGCATTTGTTGAGCTTTAAGATTGCGCTGAGTGGGCGTCAATAAAGCTTCTTCAACTAATGTATTAAACTTGCTAAATATACGACTGTAGAACATCTCTGTAGGTTGCTCACCAATCATTGTTTCGACTTTTTCAGCCGTCCAATTATTTAAAGCCACTCTAAGCAATTTTTCGCCAATCAGTTTCAAAGAATAATCCCACTGATCAAAATACTTTTGGAATACCATCAGATTAGCCGCTTGCTTCATGAGCAATGTCAATGTACTAATCTGCCTATCCTGCTGACCAGACCAATTCTCTATATTGATACCAGCCGTTTTCCAAATAAGATCATCCATTTGCTGAGCAAGTTCAAGATCAGACTGAGGTACTGCTGAAGGGATAAGCTTTTCGCAATCTGTCATCTCATAGCCATCATTAATGATGACATCCCATCCTTGACCAGATTTTTTTAGATTGTCTTCGTTAGCCACTGCACCAATTTTACGCTTCCATCCAGCATTAATTGTCGCTGAAACGATGTCATTATTAGTGATCACTTTGTAGTTAAATAGGAACTGAGGATCACGCATAGTGCGAATAAGTGAGCGCACCCGTAAATCAAAGTAGTTTATATGTGGTTCATAGTTCCAAAACACGGGAACCATAGGCGCACCCATATCACCAAGTGGGTTATCACCCTGAAACATGAGCTGTTCGTTAAGAACAACGGCTAATTTCCAGCAAGGAACTTCAACAGTTACAACCTCTAACCCTGGAATGCTTCTTGTAAGCATGTCGGCTTGCTCATCGCCACCAGCAAAATCAAAGAACTGATTTCTTTTCTCGCTATAAAGCCTTTTTTTCTTCTTTTTCCATTTGTACCATACATACGAAAGAACCATAAGGTCATTACGAGCCATGTTATAATTTTCTGGCAAGAAGTAAAAAGAACCATAACGCTGGGGAGTTCCTGCCATCGGGGCAATATTCTCAAGTTTGTCGGGGAATCGTTCCTCAGCTTCTTTCTTAGATATATATTCCTGGCACCAGATAAACTGTGCGTCGGACATATCAGATTCTCGTTTTTTTACCAGGTTTGTGCCCCCTGGCATTACGCCAGAGGGCACAAACCCGGAAATAGGGGTCCACGAGGAATGAGTTGTATTCCCATATCTTTAATTTGAGTTCTCCCTGAGCCTGATCGTCACCAGTATAATCAAGATAAGGCTGTACCATAACCATTCCAGATACAGCGGCAAGCTCACAGGCCTTGGAGAACTGTTCATGAATTGCGCCACGCATAGCCACATTAGTAATAAGTTTGGTGTACTGATCAGTAGTTTGAGCATCTGATCCCTCAATATTTTGATAGACGATAGCTTTTCGATTCTGCCGTTGATAGCCTGTAATCATGTTGACAGGTTGTTGGCATAAATTGAAGTAATATTGTTGGTAACTGGTCTGGGGGGAAAAATTAAAATATCTGTTTACAAATGTCTGTGAACCCGCATAAAAAAGGGTGTCGATATTAGCTTGGTTCCATCGATTTTTATGGTCTAGCGCCCCTATCATGTCTTTTCAGACAATCAAAGGGCGCTAGACCCGGCTTTGCTCGATTGGTTGAAATTTGCTGTAGAGAGAATCAAGCCACTGTCTAACATTGCCCTGACTAGGTTCTAGTGAATTATCCCAAGGTGCCATGTATAAAGAAATAAATACCTCCTAAAGAGTATTTTTACTCTTTAGTTACTTTATATCCATGTCGACTTAAAAATTCAATATACCATTCTATCTTGTCTTCAACTCTTTTCGTTGAGTGCAAGTAAACTCTAGTTCCTTAAATTTTTCCTTGAAAGCCTCTGACATAAATTTTTCAAAAACATCTACATCAACTATCATAAGAAAATCCTTTACGCCCTCAGATATAGCCATCCATATTTCTGCGGCTATTTCTTCTTTTGACATAACTTCTTTTACTGTAGCTTTTATATGTTCTGTCATAGCTACCCAAGCAGTGTCTAAAATATCATCTTTCTCTTCTCTTGTAATACGTTTTGAAGGTTCATCCGGAAGAGGCATCCAATGTGTTATACAATATTTTTTATAATCAAGTTCCTCTTCATTATGATCATCTATCCACTTTTCGTTAAATCTTTTATAGATGCTGACAAAATTCATTTGCGATTTAAAATGATGATCACATACTAATACATAAACATTATTAGGTGGTAATTTGTCATTTATATTAATCCATTCAAACATTCCTAAGTCCTTGTTTTTGATGATTCAAGGCTAAATCCATAGATATAACCTCCGTAGTTACTCCGAATGAAAAGACATGACGGGCGATCGGAAATCGCTTTTCGGTAGCTACCCTAGTCATGCATAGTCTGATATTTTAGCGGAATTTAGGTTTTAGAACAACGATTATTCCCCTCTCAACTCACAAAGTTTAATTCTAAGTCTACTAAAAAATTTTAGAATTAATTTTATTGATATTTACTTTTACACATTATCGGTTCAAAATGGGTTAATTTTTCATCATCGTACCTTATATAA